TAACGATTTCTTATGAAACGTATCAGCTTGATGTGGAGCGGGCCGAAAAGGCTCCAGCTTCTCGGAATGACATCCTTGCCAAGCGGTTTGGTATTCCAATGGAGGGTTACACCTACTTTTTCACATACGAGGAGACCCTTCCTCATCGTCGCCGAGAATTCTGGCAGATGCCATGCTCTCTCGGGGCTGATCTCTCCCAAGGTGATGACTTCTGTGCGTTCACTTTCTTGTTTCCATTGGGACGTGAAAAGTACGGCGTAAAAACTCGAAGTTACATCACTGAACTTACGTTGATGCGACTTCCCGCAGCTATGAGGCAGAAGTACGAGGAATTTATCAACGAAGGAAGTCTTCATGTCATGCCGGGAAACATTCTCGACATGATGCAAGTGTATGACGACTTGGATCAGTTCATCTTAACCTCAGAGTACGACGTCCGTACACTTGGTTACGATCCTTACAACGCAAAAGAATTCGTTGCCCGTTGGGAAGCAGAGAACGGACCCTTCGGTATCGAAAAAGTCATTCAAGGCGCTAAGACCGAATCTGTTCCTCTAGGTGAGATCAAAATCATGAGCGAACAGCGACTTCTAATCTTTGATCAATCCCTTATGTCTTTCGCTATGGGTAATGCGATTACTTTGGAAGATACTAATGGAAATCGAAAGCTCTTGAAGAAGCGTCAAGACGAGAAGATCGATAATGTCGCAGCTCTTATGGATGCTTGGATCGCATACAAGCTGAATAAGGAGGCTTTTGAATGATTTCACTTCGAGAGGAGGTGAGATATGGCGCGATTCGGAACGACGTTGAGACATGCTTGGAATGTATTCACTAATCAAGAACAACGACAGAAAGCTGGTCCATCCGGCTCTGGTGGGTATTCTGGACCGAGACCTGGCCGCTCAAGACTTCTAATTCCAAATGAGCGCTCAATCATCTCCTCTATTTATACGCGTCTAAGTATTGACGTTGCTTCGGTTGACATGCGTCACGTAAGAGTAGACGACGAAAAGAGGTATGTCGAAGATCTTGATAGTGGTCTTAATAACTGTTTGACGGTTGAGGCCAATATTGATCAAGCAGCTCGAGCGTTTCGGCAGGACGTTGCTATGACATTGTTCGACAGAGGTGTTGCAGCTCTTGTTCCTGTCGATACGTCTATCAATCCGGAACAAACTGGTGGGTTCGATATTTTGACGCTTCGTGTCGGTGAAATCGTGACTTGGTATCCCTATCACGTGCGTGTAAGCTTGTACAACGAGGCAAAAGCTATGCGAGAAGAGATTACTTTGAACAAATCTGCAGTAGCTATTGTCGAAAACCCGTTGTACTCAGTAATGAATGAGCCCAATTCGACTTTGCAACGTCTTCTCCTCAAACTCAATTTGTTGGACGTCATCGATAACCAATCGGCTTCTGGAAAACTTGATCTCATCATTCAGCTTCCATATGTGATCAAGTCCGAAGCTCGTAGACAACAAGCTGAACAACGTCGAGCAGACATTGAGTTCCAGCTCAAAGGTAGTCAGTATGGTATCGCTTATACTGACGGCACCGAGAAGATTACTCAGCTGAACCGTCCGGCCGAGAACAACCTCATGGCCCAAATCGAATACTTGACCGAAATGCTCTATGGTCAACTTGGCCTAACCAAAGAAGTTATGAACGGAACAGCCGACGAAAAGGCCATGTTGAATTATTGGAACCGATCGATCGAGCCGGTTCTTACTTCGATGGTCGAAGCTATGCGACGTTCTTTCTTGACCAAGACTGCGCGAACTCAAAAGCAACAGATTCTATTCTTTCGTGATCCATTCCGTTTGGTTCCGATCGAGAACATTGCTGAGATTGCCGACAAATTTACGCGCAATGAGATCATGACGTCGAACGAGATTCGGCAAGTGGTTGGTCTGGCCCCGCATTCGGATCCAAAGGCAGACAAGCTCATTAATAGCAACATGCCAGCAGCTAACCCAGATCGAACGGCAGCCGATGGAGCTGCATCTAATGGAACTACTTCTATGCTTGATCTAGCATCTACTCTAGACCCAAGATTAAGGAAGGACGTTCAAAATGGGAGCAGAGGCTAAGCCTGACTTTAGCGGCTATGCCACGAAAGCTGGTCTTAAGTGCTCGGACGGCCGGACAATTATGCCAGATGCTTTCAAGCATCAGGATAAGGAAACGGTTCCGCTCGTTTGGCAGCACAGTCACAATGAGCCCAGCAACGTGCTCGGTTACGCAACGCTCGAGCATCGCGAAGATGGTGTCTATGCGTATGGTTTCTTCAATGACACCGATGCAGCAAAGAACGCTCGTACTCTCGTATCGCACGGTGACATCAAGTCGCTGTCTATCTATGCTAACCAGCTCACCGAGAAGTCCAAGCAGGTTCTTCATGGATTTATTCGTGAGCTCAGCCTCGTGTTGTCTGGCGCTAACCCCGGTGCGCTCATTGACAATATTACGTTGGCGCATGGTGACGGTGAAATGGTGACGTTGGACGACGAAGCAATTATCTACACTGGGTTGGAACTGAATCATGCCGATGGAACATCATCGGATTCTCAAGATACTTCTTCGAACGGTCCGACTGTTCAGGAAATCTATGACTCGATGACTCCGGATCAACAGGAAGTCGTTCACTACATGGTGGCTACTGCTCTCGAGACTGCAGGTAGTAATCTCTCGAATGCAGCACACTCTAACGACAAGAAGGACGACGAGAAGGACGACAAGAAGGATGATGATCCGGATCTAACCCACGCCGATGACAAAAATGAAGAGGAAGGACGGCGCATGACTCGTAATGTCTTCGAGCAGCAGAACGGAGGCAAAAAGGAAGAGAAGCATGTTCTCTCGCATGATGCGATCAAGGGCATTGTCGAAGATGCTCAAAAGCACGGGTCGCTGAAGGAAGCTGTCGAGGCATATGCGCTTCAGCATGGTATCGATAATATCGAGGTTCTCTTCCCGGATGCTCGTTCAGTTACTGACACTCCGGAGTTCGACAGTCGGAGAGTCGAGTGGGTTTCCAGTGTTATCAATGGTACGAAGCACTCGCCGTTCTCTCGGATCAAGTCCATCGTTGCGGACATCACCTTCGATGAAGCCCGTGCGAAGGGTTACATCAAGGGCAATCTGAAGAAGGAAGAGTTCTTCGGCGTTTCGAAGCGCACTACGTCACCCAGCACGATCTACAAGAAGCAGCAGCTGGACCGTGACGATATTCTCGACATCACCGACTTCGATGTCGTGACCTGGCTCAAGGCCGAGATGCGTCTCATGCTCGACGAGGAGATCGCTCGTGCCGTTCTCATCAGTGACGGTCGTGACGTCGCCGACGAGGACAAGATCAAGGATCCAATGGGCGCCCCGGAAGGTACGGGAGTTCGTTCGATCCTCTATGACCACGATCTCTACGTGGCGACGGTTACTGTCGACGATGCTGCCGACTCAACCGATGTTGTCGATGCAATCATCTCGTCCATGGGCTTCTATAAGGGCTCCGGTTCGCCGACCCTCTATACCACCCTTCCCGTGCTGACAAAGCTTCTTCTTACGAGGGACAGTCTGGGTCATCGTCTGTGGAGGACGCCCGGAGAACTCGCTTCGGAGATGGGTCTTTCGAGCATCGTCACGGTCGAGGTCATGGAGAACGAGCCGGACCTCATCGGCATCATCGTCAATCTGAAGGACTACACGATCGGCGCCGACAAGGGTGGAGAGGTCAACTTCTTCGACGACTTCGACATCGACTACAACCAGTACAAGTACCTCTTGGAGACTCGGATCTCGGGTGGTCTCACAAAGATCCGCTCGGCCATGGTTGTCAAGAGGGCTGGAGCAGGTTCCACGCTTGCTACTCCGGTGAAGCCTGACTTCGATGGTACGACAGTCGTCGTGAAGACCACGCCGGGTGTCACGTATCGGAACAAGGACACTGGTGCAACACTGACCACGGCCGCCCCCGTCACGCTAGCTTCTGGCGCGTCGCTCACGGTTGAGGCTAAGCCTGCTTCGGGTTCTGTCTACTTCGAGAACAACATCGATGACGAGTGGACGTTCGAGAACGAGAATTAAGGCGGATTCCTTATGGCAAGGTTCTTCGGTCGTATCGGTTATGGTGAATCAGTAGAAACAGCACCAGGTGTGTGGGTCGATCAGATCGTTGAGCATTCATATTTCGGAGATGTCATTCGGAATGCAAGAAATCTCCAACCAGGAGAGAATCTCAACGCAGATCTCAGCGTCCAAAATTCGATTAGCATTGTAGCCGACGCATACGCTAACGATCACTTCTTTGCCATTCGCTATGTAGAATGGGCGGGGACTTTGTGGACGGTATCAACTGTCGAAGTGCAGAGTCCTCGCCTCATTCTTAGATTGGGGGAGGTGTACAATGGCCCAACGCCTGCAGCTCCACCAACTCCTTGAAACGTTTGTAGAAAACGTTTACTTTCAGCCACCAACGAATATTAAGTTGGTATATCCATGTATCGTCTATAAACGTGACTTTGCTGACACTAAATTTGCAGATGATAAACCTTACAATCACACGTTGAGATACATGATTACGGTCATCGATCAAGATCCTGATAGTGAAATTCCAAGTAAAGTGGCTGCTATGCCTTTGAGTTTATTCAATCGATTTTTTACAGCCGATAATCTCAATCACGATGTCTATAGTGTTTACTTCTAAAGGAAAGGACAAAAATGGCCCCTTTGACTTGGGACCAGATCGGCGATAAACTGTATGAGACCGGTGTAGATCATGGAGTTCTCTATCTTCCAGATCCTGCCGGTATCTACAACAAGGGTTATGCGTGGAACGGTCTCACGACTGTTACCGAATCGCCTTCTGGTGCCGCTGCTACTCCGCAATACGCAGATAACATCAAGTATCTGAACTTGGTTTCTGCCGAGGAGTTTGGCGGAACTATCGAAGCGTTCACGTATCCGGATGAATTTGCCGAATGTGATGGCACAGCTGTTCCGGAGCCGGGTGTTTCCGTTGGACAGCAGAGTCGGAAGACGTTTGGTCTTAGCTATCGGACGAAAGTCGGAAACGATATCGATGGCGAAGACTTCGGTTACAAGCTGCATCTCGTCTATGGCGCACTGGCCGCTCCGTCGGATAAGGCCTATGCCACAATCAATGATTCACCTGCAGCTATCTCGTTCAGTTGGGCGATTACGACTACGCCGGTTCCGGTCACAGATCTCAAGCCCACCGCACTGATCGTAGTGGACTCTACGGTGGTCGATCCAGCCAAGCTCAAGTCGCTCGAGGATCTGTTGTACGGTGTTGCTGCAATCGAAGCAGCTCTTCCTACGCCGGACGCAGTTATCACGCTGTTCGCAGGACCGTAATCCTTGACAGGAGACTAGAGAATGCTCACGATAGTTGTTCCAGGCATAGAGATGTTTGATGAAACGTCACACGAGTTTGTTACCAAAGATGATGTGACTTTGGAGCTAGAGCATTCTCTGGTCTCACTGTCAAAATGGGAGTCAGAATACGAAAAGCCCTTTTTGGGTAAGGGCG